AGAATGTGGCCTCAATGGCCGACGCTTAGTCAACCGGCTTCCGGAGATGGGGTCACGCAGGTTTTCAACTTCACGGTAAGCCCCACGCCTTTTTATCAGGGCAGTGTCACCATTGGAACGGTAGATACAACAGGGCTTGTAATCCAGATAAAAGACGATGGGGCCGGGAACCTGCAATACTTGACGCCTAACGCACGAACAGAGGTACCCTCACAGAATACTACCCTTCCCCTCGTTGCGCCAATACCGGGGATGCTAAACGCCAACACGGGCAATCCCGGGCTCAATGCCGTAACCAATATCGGGACGGTCAACTATGTGACAGGTGCGATCTCTCTAGACTTTACCCTTGCTCCCGGGTCGCCTATTCCGGCATCAGGCGAGCTTTTCAGAGTCTACGTGTCCCAATATCAGGTCGCAAGGCCATATTGCCTGCTCTTTTGGAACAACGAGTTTACCATCCGGCCCGTTCCGGATAGAGTCCATAAGCTGGAGATCGAAGCTTACCTCACCCCCGTTCAGTTTATGCTAACCACAGACTCACCCATCATGAATCAGTGGGTCAATTATCTTGCTTTAGGGGCAGCGATCCAGATTTTGACCGAAAGGCAAGATATGCAAGGCGTGCAAAACCTCCAACCCATGTTTCAGGAGGAAGAGGGCCTTGTACTGGAAAGACAAGCCAATGAGGAGATAGGGCAGCGTAATGTAACGATCTTCAACGCCTCGGTGAATGGTCAAGGCCAATTTTGGGGGAATTGGGGGAGTTGGGGGTAGATGGCTTATCAACCTCTCTACATCAAGCAGTATGAGCAGGGCTTAATTCAGAGCCGGCAAAACTTCATTTTGCCCAACGATGCTTTCCCTGTTTTAGAAAATATGTATGTTTGGCGCGAAAGAATACGCCGCAGACAAGGTTTACAGCTATTAGGAAGGCTCAGAAGGGTATTTACGGGCCTTTCTTTGGGCAACTCGGGCGCGTCGCCCTGGACGTTTACAATTTTTTCCACTCTAGCGCCTCCTATCGTGCCGGAGGCAACTGCTCAGATAGAGCCCGGCGCGGTCGTTATTACGATTGGTGCGATTGTCTTCACTGATCAAGGAGACGGTACTCTCACAAGTCCTACGCCGGGCAACAGTGGGACGATCAACTATCAAACCGCCTCTGTGACGCTGACACATACGGCAGGAGCAGGGGTAGCCACTACTATCAATTTCAACTACTTCCCCGGTCTTCCCGTAATGGGGCTCAGATCTCGGGAGCTTAATGACATCAACGTTGAGCAGCTTGTAGCCTTTGACACTGTGTATGCCTATATTTTCCTAGGGGGTTGGCAAGAATTCATTCCCGGGACTACTTGGACGGGCACCAATTCTGATTTCTTCTGGAGCACCAACTATTGGGTAGGAAACGGTAATCAGAAAATCTTTTGGGTCACTAACTTCTCAGGCATTGCCGGAGATCCCATTCGTTACACCAACGGTACCGCGTGGATTAACTTCGCCCCCCAAATCAACGCCGCAGGGGATCTGCTCAACCAATGCTTGGCGCTGTTGCCCTTCCGAGGCCGTCTGTTGGCTTTTAATACCTACGAAGGCCCTACGCTTGCAGGATCTACGCAGTTCCGCCAGCGCATCCGCTGGGCGGCTATCGGAACTCCTTTTACTACCGCTAGTGCCATTGTAACCCCCGTGAATGCCGACGCGTGGCGAGACGATATACGCGGTCAGGGGGGTTTTTTAGATATTCCTACCTCCGAGAATATCGTTACAGTGGGTTTTGTCAGAGACAACCTTGTGATCTATTGCGAGAGAAGCACCTGGCAGCTGAGATATACGGGACGCAGTATAGCTCCTTTTCAGATCGAGAAGGTCAACAGTGAGCTAGGCTCGGAGTCTACCTTCAGTGCTGTTCAGTTTGATACCTCCCTGGTTGGTATTGGAGACAAAGGGGTAGTAGAATGCGATAGCTTTAAGTCTGAGCGCATCGATATTAAGATTCCAGATCTCGTCTTTCAGTTCAAAAATGACAACGAGGGAACGCGAAGAGTCCATGGCATCAGGGACTTTCAAGAGCGTCTGGTACACTGGACGTACGTTTTTAACCCAACATCTAACGCCGACACCATTTATCCAAACCGTAGACTCATCTACAACTACGAAAACGAATCGTGGGCAATCTTCACTGACTCTCTGACATGTTTCGGAAACTTTCAGAATCCTTCGGATTTGACATGGGAAGAGGGCGATATGACCTGGGAAGAGGCCAACTTTCCGTGGCTAAATATCCCTAGCCAATTTCCTTCTTTAGTGGCGGGCAATCAGCAGGGGTTTGTGTTGTATCTCTCCAATAATCTCTACCCTTCTACCACTAACGAGCAGACGCTTTTTATCTCGGATATCACGGGAAATGTCACTACCCCGACAGTCATAACCAGCGAAGATCACAACCTTGTCGACGGCCAGGTCATCCAGATCGTTGACCTCGTAGCCTCCGATCCATTCCAGGCTAGCCTTAATAACGGCATCTTTGGTGTTGCTGTGGTGGATGCCGATAACTTTGAGCTATGGCTCTACAGCAGCACTACGGGAAACTTTACTGATCCGCAACTAGATGCAGCAGGAACCTATCAAGGGGGAGGACAAATCAGGGTTAGAGATGGGTTTAGTGCCGTGAGCAAGAAGTTTAACTTCTTAGATCAGGGGCAAAATATTCAAGTAGGTTTTGTTGATCTGTTAATGAATACGACAGATTCAGGAGAAATAACCATGAATGTTTTCCTAGATTATAATAACTCAACCCCTATAAATCGGACACCCGAGAACAACGACCCCACTACATCCCAGCCCGACCCATTCTTTAACTCGCAAGTCCCGACCGTGACCGTGAATTCCATTTCGAGCAGCAAAAACTTTCAGCGCGTTTATTGTCCCGTAAGAGGCAACTTTGTCACGCTGGAATGGACGCTATCGAATGAACAGTTAACCAACCAAGCGCAGCAATCCGATGTACAGATAGATGCGCAAATATTGTGGCTTCGGCCTGCCGGAAATCAACTTAATTACTAGGTGAACTATGAGCGTTTTTAACCCAAATATCCCAGCTCCCACAGATAGACTATCGGTAAGTCAAGGCCAGATACAGCAAAACTTTAGCAAGAGTGACACGAGCTTTGGAACCGACCATTACAAGTTTTCGGATGCCACAGTAAACAACGGGAAACACAACCTTGTAACAACGCCCGCTGTAATAAATAGCCCCCCAGATGGGCTCCCACCAGCAACGGCAGCTAACGAGCCGAGATTTTACGCATACGAAGAGCCCACGTCAAACCTGGGCGTGATTCAATACTCACGAGGACCGAACAATGCGGTACCAACCCCTCTAACATCGCGGCAATCGGCCTCTACAGCGACCGTGATAAACGCGGCGTCATTTATTACGGTCTTCGACTTTACGAATCTTACGCGGGCTTTCTGCACGTTGTACGTTATTGGTACCGGGACGTTAGCCAATCAAAAAAAGGTAACCAGTATTTTGTGGAATGGGAGCGCCTTCGCTGTAGACACTCTTGTAGGCGCGACCGGATCAAGTCTGACAGTAGTTTCCTCGGGTAGCACAATTAGGATTAATAACCCAACAGGAGCCGGTATTAGCGTTTATTGGACCCTCGAACTACATAGGGTATCATGAGCGTTGATTCCTCGCAGATATTCGAAACATATGTGCCTGTCTATGATTCGATCCCCGATAAGTGGGAAGACGCGCGCCCTTTCCTTGTGGAGCAGCTGCGTAAGATCAGCAATGGCGTGAATGCACGCGAGGTGGGCTTTTTCCTAGATGAAGAGCTTCTCAGCGGGAAAGCATTTGTCCCAGGGATTACAGCCCCGGGGAATAACCCAGGGCTTTTTAGGGGAGTATTCCGCAAGCTTGTAGATGTGAGCCCTCTTGTAGCCGGAGCAAACGTCTTTGCCCATAACATCACCTATGATGTAAACTTTACATTATTAAGCTTATGGGTAGCTGCTACTGATAGTGTGGGTTTAACGTCATTAGTTATTACTGGAAATGATGTTACCTTAGATGCTACAAATATAAATATAAACTCCCCGGGCGCTTATGACCGCGCCTGGTGCGTAATCGAGTACATTCTGGAGCAATAGTATGGCATTCTTAAAAAACTTACTTTTTGGAAAACCCGG